GCATCAACCCTTCGAACACGGGTATCACGATCAATCCGACTGGCGCCAACGCAGCGCACAGCCATACGAAAACTTTCAATTGCCTGTACGCGCAGGTCATCATGTGCCAGAAGTCATGAGCAAAGACCTTATCTGCCCGCTCATCCGCAAAGCCTGCATCGAAAGCCGTTGCCGTTTCTGGACGCGGGTCTCAGGTGCGAACCCCCAGACCGGGGTTTTGATCGATCAGTACGATTGCGCCGTCGCGTGGCTCCCGATCCTGCTGGTCGAGAATTCGCGGCGCGCAACGGGCACGACAGCGGCCGTAGAGTCGCTCCGCAATGAAGTCACCCAACGTCAGGACCAGTTGAATAACGCTGTCGCTCTCGGTCAACGGGAAGCGGCAAAGAGAATCGGGGAAGAAGAATGGAGCCAAGAACGCTTACCGAAAGCGACGTGAAAGCAATCGTTGATGAGCTGGAGAAACGCGCGGCACAGCGCTTCCAGATCAACATCGGCAAGGGGGTGCTCGGCATCCTGTGGAAGACGTGTCTGTACCTGGTAATCTGGCTCGCGGCTTACGGCGCGGCTGGAGGATTCAAGAAATTCTTTCCCTGAAGGAACGCATGTGACACCCGATACACTGGCCGCAGCCCTTGGAATCCCGCTCCAGCGCGCGCAGACGTGGGCCAATGCACTTTCTGCGGCGATGGCTCTTTATGCGATTGATTCGCCAGCGCGTCAGGCTGCGTTCATCGCGCAGATCGGACACGAGTCCGGACGACTGATTTACGTCCGCGAACTGTGGGGGCCGACCCCGGCGCAGGAGGGCTACGAGGGACGCGCGGACCTCGGCAACAATCAACCGGGCGACGGCTTCAAGTTTCGGGGCCGGGGCCTGATCCAGGTGACCGGGCGCGCGAACTATCGCACGTGCGGCCTCGCGCTGACCCTGCCACTTGAGACAAGCCCCGAATTGCTGGAGCAACCAGGCAATGCCGCGCAGTCGGCGGCATGGTACTGGAATTCGCGGGAACTGAACGCACTGGCCGACGTGGGCGACTTCAACACGATCACGAAACGCATCAACGGCGGGCTGAACGGTCTTCAGGACCGCCTTGCGCTGTACGCGCTCTGCAAGTCGGCGTTAAGCGCATGAAGCCGACCACCACGGTCGCGGCTGGAAGCGCCTCCGCTGGCGGCTCTTTCGCTTTAATTGTCATCCTCACGTACGTGCTAGGGTTGTACCATATAACCCTTCCTGCTGATGTTGCCACCGCCATCGGCACGCTGATCACCATTGGCGTTCACTACCTGGTGGCTCTTTTCTCTGCCCAAAAGGAAATCTGAAATGGACGTTCAAGGTATCACCCAAACCGCTGAAGCCATCGCCAACGAACTGGCGCCCGTCGCCGCTACCATCGCCTCGGCCATCGATCCCGCTGCATCGGCCGTCGTGACGGAAGCCACGGGCGCACTGACGGCTGCCGAGTCGACCGCGAATGCCGTCGAGTCGTCGCTGGCCGCCGGCGGTAGCCCGGTCGTCGCTGCTGCGGCTGGCGCGGCCGCGCTGACTGCTGCGCCGGTCGTCGCCAGCAATCCGACACTCGTGGCTCACGTCGGTATCCTGTCGTCGTTCATCCAGTGGTTGCACGCCACGTTCAGCGATCTGTAATGCGCAACATGGTGAAAATAGCGGCCGGTCTCGACACCGCGCCGCTTCTCCTGGAGATAGCCCGACAGCCGAAACTGTGGAACCGGCGCGGGTTCCGCAAGGATCTGCCCGTCCACCGCGAAATGGACGACATCTGGTTGCGCTACAACGACGAGAAGCCGTTCAAGGAATCCGGGGACTACTCGACGTTCAACGACGAGCACGAATCGGTGTTCTACCCCGAGTGGTTCGCGCTACCCAGTGCACGGCCACTGGTCTACGGGATGATGGCCCGTGTTCAGGCTACGCGACTGGGCGGCGTGCTCATCACCCGGATACCGGCCGGCGGCAGCATCGCGCCGCACGTGGATGGCGGCTGGCACGCGACGTATTACAATACGAAATTGTATGTCGTGCTTCAGTCCAATCCGCAGTGCGTCAACCGCGTGGGCGAGGAGCGCGTAGCGATGGCTCCGGGCGAGGTCTGGTACTTCGACAACACGATAGAGCACGACGTCGTGAACGAGGGTCCGGACGACCGCATGACGCTGATCGTGTGCCTGAGGTGTGAGAAATGATCAAGCACCACTTCGCCGGAGGCGTGTATGCGCGGGAGCAGACGCTGGAGATGGGCCGCGAGGTCGAGAAGCACGTCCACGATTACGACCACCTGAGCGTCCTGTGTCGGGGCGTCGCGATCATGGACGTTGACGGTGAACTGCATCACCTGAAAGGGCCGTGCGTGCTCGAAGTGAAGGCAGGACAGAAACACCGGATCACGGCGGTAACCGATATCACGTGGCTGTGCATTCACGCGGAGAGCGTTGCCGATCCGGAAACCATAATGAAGGAGTAGATCATGCCTTGGGGCGTAGCGGCAGCAGTAGGAAGCGGTATCGCGGGCGCGGCTACGTCCAGCCTGTTGTCTCCGGGCACGTCGGGCGGCGGCAATTCGTACTACACGCCAACGGGGCTCGGCACGGCCGATCAGTCGTGGCAGAACCTCCTGAACCAGCAACTGGGTAACCAGCAGGGTGTCAACGACAACACGACGCCCCTGTACTATGGCTCGTTGCAGGGCGGTCTGAACGCGCAGAACGCGTATGCTCCCGGCTATCAGGCCGGTGCCAACATGGCAGGGCAAAGCTACGGGTACACCGGGCAGCAACTCGGCCAGCAGTCAGCGCAGAACTACGCGACGCAACAGGCGCTCCTGAACGCCGGACAGCAGACCTACCAGACCGCCCTCGATCCGCAGAACGCGCTCTACAACCGCACGGTCCAGCAGTTGCAGGACCAGACCGGGGCCACGAACAGCATGTACGGTTTGGGGTCGTCGGCTGCCGGCGCAGGCGTCGCGAACCAGGCATTGAGCAACTTCAATATCGACTGGCAGAACAACCAGTTGTCGCGCCAGTTGCAGGGGCTTCAGGGCTACGGTCAGGCAGCGCAAACCGCAGGCGGGTACGGTCAGCTAGGCACCAGTCAGCTTGAACAGTCGCCGGGGTACACGTTGCAGGCGGGGCAGGTTCCCTACCAGGCGGCGCAGGGCGCAGCAGCGTATCCGGGCCAGTTGGCGGGGCAATACGCCACGGGGCTGGAACAAGGTCCGCTGTCGTCCGCGAACGCGATCAGCAGCCAGATTATTCCGTACCTGAACTACGGGCAGGGTGCGCAGTCCGTGCCTTACCAGTCCGCGACGCAGGGCGCGGGCGCTGCGGGCGCGCTGCTCTCGCAGGGCATTCAGGGCCTGGGTAGCAATCCACAGGTGCAGTCCGCGCTTGGAAACTACTTCGGCTCACCTACGGGGTCTTTCAGTGGCGGCGACTTCGGCGGTGCGTTCACTTCGAACCCGTATTACAGCGGCGGCGGCAATAGCTACGGCTTCACGATGCCTTAAGGAGCGATCATGGCCGGACTCGGCGGACTCGCCTCGTTCATTCAGTACCAGGGGCAACTGCAACAGCAGGAGCAGGCGAAGCAGCAACAGCAAATGCAGCTTCAGGCGTTCCAGCAGGCGCAGCAGGACCGGCAACGCCAGCAGGCAGCGATGGCGGCGGCTGGCAATGCGCTTCCGCAACTGCTGGCCGGCGGACAGGTAGCGGCGCAGCCCCAGATGCCGCCCCCTCCGCAACCCCCGGCCCCCGGCCAGGCTTCGCAGCCCGCGCAACAACCGATGCCGCAGGCAGGCGGCGGTGCACCCTTGCCTCCGGGGCAACCCGGCGCGCAACAGGCACAACGCCCTCCGCTGCCCCCGTTCCGCCCCATGCCGACCACGCCTCCTCAGGCCGCTGCGCCGCAGGGCGCCATCCCCGCGCCTCCGCAACCGGCTCAGGCAGCACAGGGCGCTCCGCAAGGCGGGCCGCTGTCGATTGAAAGCGCAATCAAGGTGCTCAAGGATCAGGGCTTGGAGGGTGCGGACCTGATGGCAGGGCTTCAGCAACTTCAACCGGTTCTCGACACCCAGGCCAAACTGCAGTCCGCGCAACTACAGGCGCAATTCAACAACGCGGTGAAACTGGAGCAGTTGCAGACACAGAAGGACTCGCTGCAAGCCCGCATTGACGCTGCCAAGCAGGCATCTGAGGACCGGCGGTTGAGCATTCAGGAGCGAGAGCAGGCGCACGCGGATTCGATGGGCATGCAACGCCAGTTGCTCAACTTCCGGATTGAGGAAGCCAAGCAGAAGCACGCGGGCGACCCGGACGCGAAACTCGATCCTGAAACCGTGAAACTGCTCGCGCAGCAGGCATATAGCGGCGATACGTCTGTCTATCAGAACCTGGGTCGCGGCGTGCAGGGCGCGCAGAATATCGTGGCGATCCGGAAAGAAGTTGCGAGGATGCGTGCAGAGAAAGGGGAGACAGGCGCGGATCAGGCAGCGCAAAACGTAGCTTTCGGCGGCGAGAAGGCAGGCGCGCGCGTTGCAGCAACAGCATCCACGAAGATGTCGCAGGCGGCCGATGAAGCCTCGCAATTGGCCGATCAGGCGCTTGATGTGTCGCGCACCTTCTCCCGCACCAATGCGCCCACGGTCAATGCGGGCCTGAACACGCTTCGCAAACAGGGCGGCGATCCGCAGGTATCGCAATTCCAGGTCGCGATCAACGGGTTCAAGAACACCTACTCGCGCGCGATCAGCCCAACAGGCACGCCCACGGTGCACGACAAGCAGCACGCCGACGAACTGTTCAGTCTCGACCAGTCGCCCGCGCAGTTTGAGGCCAGCATTGCGCAGGCGAAGAAGGAAATGGCAGCGGCGATCGCGGCTCCCGGCCACGTGCAGGCAGCACAGCGTGCGCGGATCTCGGGGAAACCTGCCGAGGGCAGCGGCGCAATCCCGCAAGGCTGGTCCGTAACGGAGCACTGATATGCCGACTTTCACTTTCACCTCGCCTGACGGAAAGAAGTACGACGTTCAGGGGCCGGAAGGCGCGACGAAGGAACAGGCGTTCGGCATTCTCCAGCAGCAACTCGGGAGCGGCGGTGCACAGAAGCAGGCCGCGCCCTCTGCGCCGCTCGACCGCTTGCCGCCGGAGACGTCACCCGGTAATCAGCCCTCAACGAACGCCGACAGCATCGCGAACCGCATCCTGGGGTTCGGGGAGGCGGGCGCATCGGCAGTGACCGGTGCACTCGGGGGCGCCGCCGGCCAGTTGTACGGCGTGGGCAAGGCGCTCACGGGCGGCAAGTACGGCACGCAGCAGGGCGCTCAGGAAGCCGAAGCTGCTGGTGTGGGGCTCGCCAACAAACTGACCTACCAGCCACGTACCGAGACCGGCAAACAGTTGACCGAGGGTCTCGGGAACGTGATGCAGGCTTCCCGTTTGCAAGGGCTGCCTGTGGATGCTGCGATACTTGCAGGGATTCCAGCTGTTCCAAGGGCGTTAACGGCCGCTGGAGAAGGAGCAGCAGGGGCCGGACGTGCGGCGGGGCGGGGCGCAGTTCGCGCGGCGGCGTCCGCACTACCGGAAGTTGACGCCGAGACCGCGCAGCTCGCACGGCGGGCGCACCAACTAGGGATGCGTCTGACCCCCGAACAGGTGGTTGGCGGCAAATACAGCAAGATAGCGGGCGAGGGCCTGGCTTCCGTGCCGCTATCAGGCAGTAACACAGAACTTAACAAAAATGTTTTCCTGCGCAATCTGTCGCAGCAAGCCGGAGTCATCGGAGATAAACCTACCCCTACAGCTTTCGGAGAAGCGACGCGCCGCGTAGGGCAAGAAATTGGCGCCATAAACCGGCGGTATGATGTGCCCGTCACGCGTCAGGATATACGGGCGCTTCGCTCCAACGCATTGAGGCAGACACCAGCCACTGCGGCCGTGGTTAATGCGCACGTGAACCAGATCAGAAATAGCATAAGAGACGGTGTGCTGCGAGGTACGACATTTCGCAGACTCAATACGCAACTCGGCACGGCGATTAGAACCGCAGAGAGTGGGGATGTCCGGCACGCGCTAGGCAATTTGCAGGATGATCTCCAGGATATGCAAAGGGAACAGATGACGCCTGCGGACATCGCGCGGCACGATACCTTGCGCCGTCAGTACGCTATACAAAGAACGATAGAACCATTGGTGGCAAAGAACCCGACGGGAGACATTCCACCGTCTATACTGCTCGGTGCGCTAACTGCGAACAAGGTTGGAAAGTCCGCTGTAGCGCGCGGCGCGGCGGGGGACATAGGAGAACTTGCGTCTATCGGATCTCGTTTTCTGAAAGAACCCAAGTCGTCCTTCACTACCGAGCGCAAACTGGTCGGAAGCATTCCGCCCCTAGTGGCTGGCGCTTTGGGGTCGGGGGCGGGGGCGGCAGCGGGCGCCTCTGCCCTTCCGGCTATCTTGGGGGGTATAGCCGGAACGGTGGGCACGGCGAACGCATACAATCGGCTGGGTCCGGCACTGACAAGGGCGATGATAGAACGGCCGCCTCAGTGACGCCTGCCAGAAATAGCGATGCCAAACAGTAAACCCATAGCGAGGAAGGGCGAAAAGGCGCCAACAAAAAGAATTGGCAGCAGCCCAAACAGCGAACTGATGCAGTACCCAAAGCCTACGACCGCGACGGTGAGCCAGAACACAGCAGTAATGAAAGTTTTCATGGCTTACCCTTAGTAAGTACCGGCGATGAGGCGTGAAGCGTAGATCTTGCAGAGCATTTCCTGATCCTTCGCATGGGCCTGGTTGACGTACTTGCGAAGGCTGAGCATTACGATTGCGGTGTTGGACATGGTGATCTCTCCGGAAGTTACGACCACTATAGCAGATGCAAAATGAAAATACTAGTTATCGATGTCGGCTCGAATGCCTTGGACCTGTGCATGCGGTGGCAGCGCGCAGGCCATGGAGTGAAGTGGTACGACAAACCTCGTCCCGATGGCACGGATCGCCATGCCGGCGAAGGGATCGTTGAGAAGATCCGCGAATTCAACGACCTTCGTAAAAAGTGGATCGGGTGGGCGGATCTCATCTACACGCCGGACAATGTCTGCTACCTCGACCTACTGGAGCCCTACCGCAAGATCGGGTACCCCATACACGGCTGCAACCTTGAAGCCGTGGAGTGGGAACTGGACCGCGAAGTCGGGCAGAAAGTCATGGAAGAGTGCGGCATGCCGATCATCCCCGGCAAGACGTTCCATGATTACGATTCAGCGATCGCCTACGTCAAGAAGCAGGGTACAGCATTTGTTTCCAAGCCATCCGGTGACGGCGAACGCGCCATGTCCTACGTCGCTAACAGCGCAGCCGATCTGGTTTACATGCTCGAACGCTGGAAGGGCATCCCGAAGTACGTGAAGTCGGCTAAGGAAGACGGCTTCATTCTCCAGCAGAAAGTAGACGGCATGGAAATGGCCGTGGGCGGTTGGTTCGGCCCCTCTGGCTGGTCCAAAGCCGGATGGGTCGAGAACTTCGAAAACAAGAAGCTGATGAACGGGGACCTGGGCGTGAATACGGGCGAGATGGGCACTACTGTGCGCGTCGTAAAGAAATCTAAGCTCGCGGAGCAGGTCCTGAAACCGGCGACGGAACACCTCAAGAGGGTTGGCTATGTTGGGTATGTGGACGTGAATTGTATGGTAACGCACGATGGAGTTCCCTATCCTTTAGAGTGGACAATGCGCGATGGCTGGCCGATCCGGCACAACCTGTCCGCGCTGATCGAAGGCGATCCGGCGCAGTGGATGCTGGATCTCGTTAACGGCAAGGATACGCTCAAGGTGAAGCTTGACACCGTTTGCGTATCCGTACTGATGGCCCTGCCTGACTTCCCCTATTCGAAAATCACGAACAAGGAACTGTGCGGAATCCCGATCTATAATGCGGAAGACATGGAGCACCTCCACTGGTCCGAAGTCATGATTGGCGACGCGCCGCGCGAAGTCAACGGCAAGGTGGTTAGCCTTCCGGGTCCGGTGACGGCGGGGGACTATGTTCTTGTGGCGACCGGCTGCGGAGAGACGATAACGGGCGCTCGACGCAGTGTGTACAGCTCCATAAAAAAGGTGAAGATCCCGAACTCGCCTTTTTACAGGACGGACATTGGAACAGGACGCTTGAAACGACAACTACCTGATCTTCAACGTCTTGGATATGCGGTTGGTCTTTCATATTAGGAGTCTCTATCATGCCGATGAAATCGAAAGCGCAATCGCGACTCATGCACGCGGCTGCGGAAGGCAAGTCGAACAAGGTTCCGGCGAAAGTCGGCAAAAAGTTTGTGGAAGAGCAGCACGGCAAGTCACTCAAACGTCTGCCTGAACGGAAGACCCGGAAATGACAAGCCGTGCGCGCAAGGCCGGGGCTATCTCCGAGCAGTCAATCAAAGGGGCTCTCACAGAGGCTCGTGGGGACCTGTTTGTCGCTGCCTGCGCCCTCGACTGTACCGTCCGGGAACTGGACCAGTACATCCGGCGCAGCGGCTCCCTCCAGGCTTTCGCTGCTGCGGTAGAGACAGTCAAAGTAGATCCGGCGTACTCGAGATTGAGCACCGAGCAGTTCGAAAATCATGTCGCCGATCTCATACGCGCCTTCCGGGTAGACGGTATACAGGAAGTTCATAAGCTCGCCACGATGGAGTTCGGGGATAGCGCCGCGCTCGCCAAAGTCAAACTCGATGCTGCGCTTGCACTCACTGGAAACACCGCTGCGCGAGGCAATAACAGTGAGACTGAGAACGCCCTGGCGGAACTGAATACTCTCTATCATCAGAATGCTCCTCGTATAAAAGAAATGAGACAGACCGTTATCACTTTTGAAAATGGTCAGGAATTGATTCAACCAGCGATCGAACTGAAGCCAGATCCTTGAGCGCTCGCTCACGCATGCGGTTCACGACTCGCCAGTCCGGTTCGTCAGCCGGGAAGTGCTGCATCTTCTTCAGATTGATGTAACCGAAGCGCGCCATTTCCTCGATCTGCGGCTTGAACCCGGACTGCGTGATCATGCTCTTCGGGATCTCGCCTGCCTCCAGCCAATCCCATGCCGGCAGGAACTCGGTGCGCTCAGGCGCAAGCCGCTTCTGAACGTACCAGTGCTCCTGCGGCTTAAGCGAATTCTTCAGGTACTGAAGCCGCGATACCGGAATGTTGACCTCGAACGACAGTTCGCTGACCGAGAACACCCGGCCCGCAGCAGCGGTCCACAGTTCGCGCAGCGCGTCCGCTGAAGGGTGGTGCAAGTCGATCCAGTCCTCATGAGTGGACCACGATACGGGGTGCGGGATCACGCCATACTCATCGTTACGCCAGTGGCAGGACTTCAGCCGGTCCATCGATAGCGGGCACTCGACCTGAATCGTGACGTCACTACGGAATTCCTCAGGCGGTATGAGGTCCTGCTCGATCAGCAGGCCGCCAAGGTTCTTCCACCTGGCCAGTTGCGACTTGGACGCGGGTATCCAGCTAGCGTACTGCGCCAGCGGCACCTTAAGGTCAAGCAGTTTGCCGGTATCGAAGTACACCGGCTTGTGCAGCCCGTACGCCCGATTCAGGACCACGTGTGTGTACTTCTCGTACGCTTTGCGAACCGACTTTGCGATATCGGTTGTGGAGAAGAGCTTCATTTCCCCAAAGCCTCTCTTGCAAGATTGCGCACTTCCTCCGTCACCGCGTGTCCGAGGTCGGAAGGATCGAGTAGGCGGCGCGCGAACGCGGCTAGCCGGATCAGGGGCGCCGTGTCGCTGCGCAGGGGCGCGTAGAGGCCATATGCCGTGTCGCGTGCTGACGTATTCTGCTGCGCTGCTTGCGCCTGAACCGCTTGTGACTTCAACGTTTCCTGCTTCGCGGTGTTCGGGTACTGGACCAGTTTTTCGAGTTGTCTGACGCGCTCCCTTAAACCGACCAATTCGCTTAAACAAAGTTGAATTTGTGCGCGGGCCAATTCGTCTTTAGTAGTCTGCATTACTTTCTCCTTTTCATAGCCTGCATAAGAATATCCTGCACCGAGCGCTTGCTTTCAAGCCGCTCCAGCACATCGAAGTCCACTGTATCTGCTGCCAGAATGTAGTGGATGAAGACGAGGCGATCATGACCAGCTTGCATCTGGCGGGTCGGGCCTATCCGCTCGATTATCTGCTGGTGCTCTTCGAGGTTCCAGTTGACGGAGAAGAACACGAGGATGCTGCCCCCGTCCTGTAAGTTGAGGCCATGACCAGCACTAGCAGGATGGGCAAAGAGAACCGGAATACGGCCAGCGTTCCACGCCCGAATAGTTTCTGGATCACTATCGAGCACGCGGCCCCGAGGAAAAGAGGCACGAAGGCGATCCAGATCGCTACGGAAATGATAAGCGACAAGTACCGGTGCGCCATTCGATTCTTCGATAATGTCTTCAAGCGCCTGGAGCTTTGCATCGTGGACCTCCGTCCAGTTCCGCTGTTCATCGGTATAGATCGCGCCGGCAGCCAGTTGCAGGCACTTCTGCGTCTTGCTGGCCGCGTTCAATGCCTCCACTTCCGTCGGCCCCAGATGCCCCTCCAGTTCCAGGAACATTTTCTTTTCCATGTCCCGGTACAGTTGCCGTGCCTTGTGGGGCATGTCCACTACTATCCGGTTCTTCACTGGCTCGGAGAGATTGAAGTAGTCCTTCGCATCCAGCGATAAGCACACGTCTGAGATAAGGTGCTGTATCTCTTTCTGCGCGTACTCTGTTGGCTCCAGACCGTATCCATCGTAACTCGTCCTGAACCACCGTTGAGAGAAAGCGGAAAACGACTTCCCTAACCGGCTGCCCCCATCCACGAACCACATCGGCCCCCATAAGTCTTTCAGCCCGTTTGGCGCAGGCGTCCCAGTCAGGCCTATCCATCTGTCTACCTTTTTGTGAGCGACTTCCGCAAGCGCCTTGGCGCGTTTCGTGCCCTGCCTCGTGCGGAAACCTTTGAGTTTCGTTACCTCATCCGCGACTATCGTTTTAAACGGCCAGGGACGAGGGTTGTACTTGAACCAGTCCACGAGCCACGGTACATTTTCGTAGTTTATGGTGAAGATCTGCGCATCTTCCCTAAGGGCTTGAGCGCGTTGCTCTGCTGATCCGACGACCGGGACAACACGTAGGTCCATTTTCCACTTCTCAACTTCATCGGGCCACGTGCTTTGCGCAACGCGCAACGGAGCAAGGACAAGCGCTGGTGCTTCTTCGATGAGGAATGAGGTTTCGAGCGCCTTGAGTGTGGATACCGTTTTTCCAAGGCCCATAGGGACAAACGCATTGCAGCGCTCCTTTTCCAGTATGTGATCGATGATCAGTTGTTGGTAAGGTCTGAGTTTCATCGCGCGGCGCAGAAACCCATAAGACCGTAAAGCAGCATGCCAAATATCAGAACCGCGATTGTGTATGCGCTCATTTTCTTGTCAGCATGTATGAGATAAAGGCGTCAACTGCTTCGGTAAAACTCAGTACCCAAAAGTTACCGCCGTGCTCTTCTATCCGGGCGCGCTCCCGCACCTGATCAGACCGGAGCGATTTACCGAGTGCTTTCAACTCGACAAAATACACGGTGCCCTTAAACAGCACGATACGATCAGGTACGCCCCTGTGGCCGGGGCTCACGAACTTGCGTTGCAGGCCGCCGGCTTCGCGTACCCGCTTCACGAAGTAGGCTTCAATCTCTCGTTCACGCAAGGTGGTTGTCCAGTTTTCGTTCGAGTTCTTCAACGCGTTCGAACAGTTCGACCAACAGGTCGTTCTTAGTGACGTTCGGCGTGTTGGCGTGACCGTCCGCGCAGTACTGCGTTCCGTCTAGAACCTCGCGCATGGTGGCGCGTCTCAAACCCCGGTCGCAGTGCCGGCAATAAGACCATTCCCAGCCCATGGTTACCCCCTCCACCCAAAAAGCAAACCGAAAATTACAGCTAACTTGGTCATACCCACCCCCAAACCCATTCCAGCGCGTAGACGACACCTAGCCCCAAAACGCCAAGCGCGGCGCAGATGATATCGGCCCGCGTGCGCCGCTTCGCGTACGGCGTGAACGAGTGGTGAGGCCCGAACGCCTGTTGTATCGTGCGGGGCACGGGCCGGTAATGGCGGTTGTCTTTACTGAACATGATTCCTCCTCTGGTTGGAAGAAATATAGCAGATGCAAAACGGAAGTCAATCTTTTCTGTACCGGTAAGCCTCAAATCCGGCAGCGGCGAGCGGGAGCCCTGACGCCCAAGGCGGAACCACGGCCATGAGTTTCGACAAATGCTTTGCGTTGTACAGTTCACCGTCAGGCGCGTATGTGATCAGTTCATCGTGAATCGGTAATCGGATCGAATACCCGGCCTCGCTGACCGCCGGGTAGCAATGCTTGAACACGTCGCGGGCTACGGCTTGCGTCATATTCTCAACGAGCTTGCCGCCATAGGTCGAGATACGGGACCACTTGCGCGAGTACTGATTCATACCGAGATAGGTGAGTTTGTCTTCGGTCTGCGGTGAAGGATAGGATACTGATCGACCGCTAGGCAGGATCATGCGCAGCCAGTTTCCCTTACGCACGAAGTTACAGCGACCGGACACAAACGTTTTACCCTCGTTGTGAACTGCGCTATGGAATGCTTCTTCGTCGCTCGCCCACATGGCGACGATCTTCGGGTGCGCGCGGCGCCACAGGCGTTTAAGCGAATCGCAAGCAATGAAGACCTCTTGCGGCAGGCCGTACGTGGATCTTTTTGTATCCTTGCTCCAATCCCAAAAGTTTTGGGCCTCAGCAACCACATCGTCAGGCAGGGAAAGGCCTGCCGTCATCTGCTGGAGGTCCAGTGCGTACGCCGCTGCGAACGTCAGGAACGACCCCACGCCGCCCCCAAACCCCATTGCCAGTTCTAGCACCTTGCCAACCTGACGCTTGGCCCCGCCCAGCGATACGCCGAACGTGCGCGCGTAGGAGGCGATGTACGGGTCCGGGCCGTTGCCTGCATCGAAGTCGATAAAAGTTTTCAGCTTCCATTCCTCGCCGGCCAGCCATGCCAGCACGCGCCCCTCGATGTTCGACAGGTCGGCAACGACGAGCTTGTGCTTGGGCGGCGCGATGATTACGCCTCGCATCGCGTTGGCGCACAACTCCATCACGTTGTCCGTGATGAGGTCCGCGCAGCCCGCCTTGATAGCATCAATCCCGATCTCGATCTCTGACGCCTTGAGTGTCGGCCTCATCAGGTTTTGCGGCTGGAAGAGTCGTCCGGCGTCGCGGCCCGTTCTTCCAGCGCCTGAAAACTGGACTGTGCCTTTGAGATAGCCATCCGAACTAGTGGATCGCAGGACCCGTTTAAACTTGGAAACAGATGATGTTGAAGCCATGAGCCGGATTGCGATGAGATCTCGAACCCCGTCAGGGAGCGATGGATCTCCAAGGCGTCGCTCAAGCGTATCTGCTCGCATATCAGGCAGCGTGACCCCGTGCTCAGCGAGGATATATTCGAGCAGTCTGTCACGCTGCGTGGCAGCGGTGACGGCTCCGTCAGTGGCTTCTGTGACATCGGCCGCGAGTCCGGCCTGCGCTGCGTCAACTGCTTCAATAGCCTTGCCGGCCAGTTCAAGATCGACATAAATTCCCTCGTTGTTGATTCGCTGATCGTGCTGCCACAGCGCCAGTTCCGATGCGTTGTTCGGATAATTCCACTTGGGCATCTTGTTGTGGAGTATGCGCATCGACGTAATATCCGACTTAGCGTACTCGATGAACTCCGCCCATTCATCCGGGTGGGTCTCACGGGTCTTCCTTCGTAACTTCTGGTTAGCCGGCTGCGGTTTGCAGAACATGTGAATCAACTGGCGCCCGCGCTTGTCCTTCGCCTGGTCGACGGGCAGGCGGAAAATGTCGCAAAGCGTGCCTAGTGATCCGGGTAACCCGTGGCAGAGAGCCTGAACCATCGTGTCTCGATGACATTGTTCTGGCATATTTCGCAGGATGGAGGGCATCACGTGCCTAAGCACAACACGGTCAAACATGCCCGAGTTGTGGCCCCAATACTCATCCGACGACGTTATTGCCAGTGCCAAGTCTTTCGGTACGCCCACGCAAGCGGTTACATCCCAACACTGAACCGGCCCGTCGTCCACCGCCCACGCGAACAGCAGTATCTCTGCGCGCTCTGCGTACCGGTGCGCACCGTCTGTGATTGGCGTTTCGCTGTACGTTTCCAGATCCCACCAAAGGCGCATAAGTTTGCCCCGCTCTCACGGGGCCTCCGGTAATCAAGCGAGGTCGTCTTCCGCGTCAACAGAGTCAAAGCCGTCGTCAGTGGGCCGTGAAGCACCACCGAAACTGTCCCCGTGGTCACAGAACTGCACGCCGAGCAGTCCGCACCGCATGCCGTTGTACTTGCCTGCCTGCGCCCACATTTCGACCTTCGCGTTGACGTAGCACCCGGCGTAGATGATGCCTTCCTTGCCCGTCAGGCGCTTTGCCTTGCCCGTATCCGGATCTTTGGTGATGTGCAGGAAGATCGGGGCGCCGTCCTTCTGCTTGCGGACGGCCGACAGCGCGTACATGTTTTCAAAACCCTCGTACACATCGCCCGAACTGGATTTCTTGTTCTTCCAGTACGAGAACGCTTTCTTGTCGCCGCGCAGATCCTCCAGCATGCTGACGGCTTTCTTGTTCCACGCGCCTTGCGCTTCCTTCAAGATGGCCTCCTGTACGAGCTTGTCGTTTTCGCTACCTGGCGCCACGATGAACGTGGCCGTGTGACGGAAATCGCCTTTACCTTCATACTGCGCCGGTTCGAACAGGTCGTCGATAAACGCGATACGTACTTTCTTCAATTGAACGATGGTTCCCATTTACTGCTCCTTAACAAAGTTCGTCTTCGGCATCAAAGCCGTTCTCAACAGGTTCAATGACAATCGCAGGCCGTGGATCGCTATCCAGCACCACGTGCGGCTTGCCTGCAGGCTGCACGACCAGACTCTCTATCTGCTTCAGGCGTCGCGGCTGATCCTTCAGCGCATCGAGAATCGGCTTCGGACCTAGCAGCTTGAAGCTATACATCTGATCCTGCTTCATCTTGAATTTCTTCATCATGGCTTCAGCTTCCTCATCCGAAGCCCAGGCGCGGTTACCCTTCTTGCCTGCCACAACCTTCACGCCGGGGATCTGCCTGCCTGCGAACACCTCCAGTTCGATGCGTGCGCGGACCGCTTTTGCCCAATCCTCGATGAACTCCAGCGAAGGAAAGATTTCGGCGAGGCGTTCGATAGGCATGGCTTCCGCCATTTCTTTTTCACTGCCCGCGAGCGTTACGGAGTCAAGCGTTTCAAAGCCGATCGTCATTACTTCTTCAGCCTTGGCTCTTGCGGCTGGGCACACAGCGAAAGCCTTACACCACATGCACGTCTTCTCACCCGGCGCAAAGTCTTCTTCACGTAGTGCGCGCTGTCCTTCCAAAGCGAGTTTGTGAATCGTTAAGGATTTTTCGGCGGCCGGCTGTACGACATCCCGGCACCAGTCGTCGATAGCCTTCGCAGGCAGTTCCCATTCCGAACCGCTCCGCAAGGGCTGCTCGATCACCATTGAGAAATTGGCGAACTCGTGCACAAGCCCAAACTTCTCCATCATGCCCGCTGGGTAGAGCAGGAGCTGCGGATTGTCTTTGGCGTCAACTTCCTGATAGCCAAACTTCGCGTCAATCACTTCGCCGTCGACATATCCCGGCCACTCTATGATCAGGCAGATATCGCCTCGCCCGGTCGCACCTTCCTCGCCGGTGATGTGGCCTATCGGCAAGTCCTGTTCGAGTTCGACAGTCACGACAGCGCCTTGCATCCGGTACGAACTTATCCGGGCGCGCACGTTGTCGAGCACGGTCTGCACATCGCCTGCAAACTGTGCGTTGACGGTGTGCCCTTTGCCGAGCACGTGGCCGTCGTAATCCATCGCGTTCTTGTCGAACTGCATGCACAGGGTCAGTAGTTCATGCTTGTCCGTACCGAGGTCCGCAGCCTTCGTATCGCCTTCCGGCTGGCCGATCTCCATCGCAAGCGCGTTGGCGCAGTTTAACCAGCGGTGCGCGCTCGACGGACTGGCTAGCGCGTGGTACTCACTCATGCGACGCCTCCGGATTGACTTCGCCGTTCGCGACCCGCGTCATGTAGTGCACGTACTCCACCCACTGCGACGGAGACAGTTCTTTGGCCGACTTTACACCGAACCGCGAGAGTGCAGCCTTGGCCTTGTCGCGGCTGGCTTCACTGACCTTGATCGTGATCCGCTTCACGTCGTCGTAAGTCACCGGCTCGGATTCGTTCGAGGAAACCGGCGAAGTGTCGGGCGTGGGCTGCGATTTCGGCTTGTCGTTTGGGAGGTCTTCAATCTTGACCGAAACTTCCTTCAGCACTTCCTTGGCTTGCGACGCGGGCAACTCGACAAGCATTGTCTGCTCACGCATAACGCGCGTCAGTTCAATCACTGCTGCGGTGAGCAGTTCAATCTTCGCTTCCAGCATGGGGTTTATCTCCTTCGTGAGTGGGTCACTGCGGATAGAAATTTAGCGGGCGCAAAACCACCTGTCAAGCACATTTTTCATTTGCGTTTCCGTTTTGCTTTTGCTATAGTCCAGTCACCCTAACCGAAAGGAGAAATCATGAAAGCGTTTCACGGAGACCCGGCTGTCAAGGAAAAGTATCTGGCGCGCCTTAAGGCGCATCACATCGCAGACGAAATCATTCAGGGCACAGGCTATGAAAATGGACACGGCTGCGCAGTTGGCTGCACGCTGAACCAGTACAACCACGCGGCCTACGAAGATGAACTTGGCTTACCGACCTGGCTGGCGCGCCTTGAAGACTGCATCTTTGAGGGGTTACCGCCGGTCGACGCCCAGCAGTTCGCGGTTAGTTTTCTGGAAGCTATTCCCGTCGGCGCTGCAGTCGACAGGGTACGTTGGCAACTGGCTTCGCAACGACATAAACGTGACCGCGACAGACTGGCAGCAAA